TATTTGCAGACCAACAACCTGATATTGCCTTGCGCTAATATCGGTGCCGGTGCCGCCAGTAGTCACAGATCGGACGCGATACGTGCCCGCGCCAAGATATTTAACAGAGCGGGTAAAATCGCCAAGATTAGCAGACCAGTTGTAAAAACCTTCGGCCTGCTGAGATGATGACGTAGCGGGAATATCTACGCTTGCATAAGTTATCCATTCCCCAACAATGCCGCCAACAACTTCAGCATATTGCCATGTAATTTTTTTCGCGGTTGTTCTATCGCCGCTAAGCCTGACTGTCAGCTCGACGCCAGAGCTTTCAGGCAGAGTGTTACCGCCAACGGTTAAATTAGTCCATGCCGCGCCTGCGTCTATAGGCGAAAAGTCGCCGCCATTAGGCTTTACATAGATATTAAAATTTATTTGCCCGCCCGCAATGTCGCCGGTTGTTGTGTTGGTGATTGCAAGAGCCGGAATGCGAAGGGTTACGCGGGCGGCATCAAGGCTTGAGTCTGTAATCGTGCGAGTTACAGAGCCATCTCCGCTACCGCTACCTTCGGGGCTATCGTTTGTAACCTTTACGCCGACATTAACGGTATTTTCGGATGCCGGGAACGTGCCGTGGAAAAGAGGCGCGTTTGAGCCTGTTGGCGCAACAACTGGCAATTCCGTTACGTCGCGAGTTACATCAAAATTCGGAAAATTATAAGTGCCGTCACGGTTTTGAATCGGTGTATCATCGAGAAAGATACTCTGTGCGCCGTTAACAAGCCCCTTGATTGGGCCTTCGGAAAGAATATCGACAATCTTATACCTTGCGCGTGAACGCAGTGTATTCGGGGCTTCAGTTGGCATTTTAACGGCTCCTTAAATGTTTACGGTGTCCATGCCTTGCGCGGCAACCTGAGAACCTATGCGGATTCGGCCATATACAAGCGGAATTGCGTTACCTTGTTCGGTTGTGTTAACCGCACCCGTGAAAATATGCGATGCTCTTGTTTCTGCTGGTTCCATGCTGCTCATGGCGTATTTCGGCGTTTTTGCGTTCATTTGCGCAAGGCCACCAAGGGCAAGAATACCGCCCATGATTGCAAGTTTTGTGGTTGTTACGCCAAGAAAGCCCGCAAAGGCTGCACCCGCCCCAGTAAAAGCAAGGCCGATTAATACGATACCAGTAATTAACTTACCAAGACCGCCGCCCTTAGAACCCGAAACGACCGGTATAAAGTGCAGCTCATCTTTTGCAAGCTGCACACCGACAGTGTTTTCGTCGAGAATCCAACCCTTTTCTAACGCGCCTTTGATAACACTGTAAGAGTGCTTTGCAAATTCTTCTCTGAAGCCTTTTACAACGTGGCAAAGCGCCTTAACCGCTTCGATTGGCGTTGCAACGTCGAGATTATAAACCTCGCCGAATTGTTTTTTCAGAACGCCGTGTAAATAGATTTGTTTTACTGCCATTTTAAACACCTATTTCCGGGGGCATAGGCGGCCCGCCGTTCAATTCAAATGCTTTGTGCCGCAAACATATATTAAGATGCCTGAACCATTTCGACAGGCTATCTCTGCGAGATAATTGGCCTGAAAGGTGGTGAATCAATTCGCGGTGATTGAGAACAACCGCGCCATGATTTACGATACCTTTGCCTAGCACGTTGCCAAGAATTACATCGCCGGGCATGAGCTTTTCAACGGGTATAATCTCAAAGCCCGCTTCTGAAAAGCCGTCGATATACTTATTCTCGCCGTGCTTCCAAAATTCCTCATCGCGGGGAAATTCGGGAAGGTCGATATTATACCAAAGCTTATAAGCATCGCGAATAATCGAAAAGCAATCCATTGAGCCTGAGCGGTATTTTCGGCCTATCAGGGCGGGTATGTTATCAGAACCCCAAAAGAATAAATCAGTTAAAGCGCCTTTATCTGACAAAACCGCGATACCCCACGGCAAATCAGTGCTTATCTGCACCTTCATATCGGCTTTCGACGGGTGATTAGTGCCGTCAGGGTGGCTGTGAAAAATTGCAATTACATCGCCCTCATTGGCTGCAATTTGCTTGTATTCCTGCATTACAAAATCAAGCTCTGGCTTTTCGGCTACATTCTTACAAGCGATATAACCGCATGACCGCGTAAACACGCCGCAAGCCTCACGCGGAAATTCTTTTAAAGCGTGTTCGATTGCTTTTTTTAAATCTTTTTCGGTTAAATCTTTCGGTTGCCGCTCGTAGAACATATTAGAACCTTTCAAAGTTATCGTTTAAATGCGGTAATGCCCGGAAAACCCATAAAAGGCAATTTTGCATAATCGCCAAAACGCCTTTTACATTCGCTTAAACGCTTGCCGCATTTGTCTTTATCTATTGTAACACTATTTCCGTCTACATCATAATAATTAGCGCCGTTGTAAGGGCAACCGCCGTCAATTTCTGCGACATATTCAAAAACTAACGTAGCGGGATTGTATCGGCGGTATTCAAGTTGGCAAATATCTTTTAAAAAAATTCTTTTCGGTAGCATAACGCCTTCTTGGTCGAGCGTTGATGATAAAGTCCACTCAACCACGGATTTATTGAAAGCAGTTTTCTGCTCAAAATAATAAACTTCATCGGGAAAGCGCTGCGACGGGTCTGCGTCGGGTTGCCCATCGAGAAAGCGCGAAAAGGTTTTAATGCGGGTGATTTTGCCGCCGATTAAATCATCATAGGCTAACATTGCGGCTTTAATACCATCATTCGGAAATATTCTAATGCGCGGCGTCGGTATTGCGCCCCTGCCGTTCCATTCAAAGCCTTCGACTTCCATTTTCATCGGGGTATAAGTATCGCCATCAAAAACGATTGCATTATCGGCAAACGCGGTATTAGCCCAACGCGACACACCGCCGCCTAACACAGTTAAATCGACGATAAACAATTCCACCAGTTTGCCCGGTGAAAATTCTTGAACTGCACTGTTAATCGTATTTGTCATGTTATCCCCTTACAAATCATATACGCGGGTTAAAGTTGCTGAAACGTCTTTGTGGTCGCCTTTTGCCCATGTATCGCTATACCGCTTGCATCGGAATTTATACGCCGTTGACTGACCCGGAATTGTGTAGTTGAACGCCTCATAGCCGCCTCTTGCATCGAAAAAGGCGATAATGGCATCGGCTTCGGCAACGGTTAAATTACTCCAATTCAGCGTATAATCTGATTTCAGCGGGTTAATGCCATCGGCGGCTTCTTGGTCGTAACCGTCGCCAAAATTAGCGGTCAGAGTCCTGAACTGATGAGAACCGCCAGAGCCTACATCGGGCCGAATGGCAGGCGTAAAGGTTTGCAAGCTCATGTTAAACTACCTCCGGGGCGCTTTTCGCGCAAAAGAACATTCATAACTACGTCGTCGATTGCATCTCTAACAGCCGCGCTGACCTTGGTTGCTGCGTCTTGATTCTGTTCTTCAGAACCGCCGCTGACGCTGATATTAACCACGGGCGCGATAACGGTTGTGCCACCGCCGCCGATTGCTCTAACGCCCAAATCGCCTGAGCTTGTGCGAGTAAGGGGCATGATTGCCTCTGGCCCTGCCTCGCCTATTAAGCCGGTTCTATTGCCTGACATCGGGAAAAATGAAGGCTGAGAAACTACGCCGCCGCTTGCAAAAGCCGTAACGCCGCCTGCCTGAAATGCTGCACCTTTTGAAAAACCACCGAAAAAGCCGCCAAGCAGACTATCAAGCGCCTTGTTTACAAGCATATCCTGAACGCGGTTGGCAAGGTTACTCAGAGCGTCGCCTAAGTTTTTGCTGTTCATTATCGCGTCTTTGAAAGCGTAGGTCATTGAGTTAGCCCATTGCTTGTGAGCTTCTTCAGCCTTCTTTGTTGCATCAAGTTCTTTTCTGCGGGCTTCTTCAAGTTCTTTTGTGCTTGCGGCAGAATCTTTTTGCGCCTTAATAAGTCGCTCTGCCTGTAAATATTCTTCGCTGCCAACAACCAGCCCGTGTTCTCTGGTTGCGTTGTAAAGCTGCATCTGAGTATCAATTTCGGCTACATTGTCGCCGTATTGTTTGGTTAATTCAAGGCGCTTTTGTTCTGCTTGTGATTGCTTTTCAAGCCCCTGCATATATTTTTCTTTTGCCATTTCCTGCTGTTTAAAAACTTCAATAGCCTTGTCTGATTCTTGCTTTAAAACAGCCATCTGAGAAAAAGCGAAAGACATAATGCCGTCAGTATCGTATGGCGATGATTTTACCGGCTTTTCTGCTCTTGTTGCGCCTGCTGCTTGTGAAACAGTAGCGGGCGGTGTAGTTGCGCTTTCGCCTCTTGGCAGTGGCCCAACAGAAAAACCACCCGCAAGGCCAAGCATACCTTTGGCAATCTTATCAGCATAATCGCTTGCGCCCCGCAAACCGTCGCGGGCCGCTTTGCTATTCATGGTTTCCCAATAAAACTGAGTATTTTTTAGGTCTGCAATTTCTTTTTCAATCTTTGCGCGTTTTGCAAGTTCGGCATTAGCCGCGTCGATTTGCTGAGTAATTGCAAATTGAGCGGTGCCGCCGATGCCCATTAAATCAGGCGCAAACTGTTTTCCTTGCAATTCTGCAATCATTTTTTCAATTTCGGCAGTAGTTCGCATGGTTGCAAGCTGCAACTCAAGCATGTGAACGCGGCCCGCTCTTGCAGCAGTGCCGTATGCGCCGGGCAGGTCGAGAAGGGCTTCTTCTTGTTTGCGCGTTTCTTCTTCAAGGTCGATTGTTTCCATTCTAAGCTTTGCGAGATAGGCAAGAGCGCCGATTGTAGCTCCACCGGTAAGTAAAACAAGGGCGCTTGTAAAAGCACCGGCAGCAATGCCAGCGGCAGCAAAGGCGGCGGCGGCACCATAGGCCCACTCGGCAAGTTTTAAAACCATAACGCCGCCAATAGTTAAAGCAAGGCCGCCCATAACATCAGAAAAAAACGCGGCAGCTTCTTTATTTTTGCTGATTGCTTCAAAAGTTTGATTTAACGATTCAACCCATTTTGTAGATTCTTGCAAAAAGCTTCTAATTGCGCCTGTTAATCCAAGGTTGCCAAGTTGTAAAGCTGATTCTGAAAGCTCGCCGGTAAGCTTTTCAAAATCACCTGCAATATTATCAAGTTTTATCTGCGAAATTTTACGCAAAGAACCATCAGCCTTGCCGATAACCTGAGTCATTTTTTCAAAGATTTCGGGGCTTGTGGAAAGGGCGCTGAACGCCCTAAATCCTTCTGCGCCGAAAATAATAGCCGCTTGTGTTGCGTCGATATTGGCTTTGGTAAAGCGCTTGATAATATCTTCAATCTTATTCATTGAAGGGTTAACATCGTCAAGGCTTATTTTTAATTCTTTAATGGCCTTTTTAGCCTCGCCAGTCGGTTTTAAAAGCGCAAAAAGCATACTTGCAAAGTTTCTACCTGCCTGACCACCCTCAAGGCCATTTTGAGCCATTGTAGCCATTGCCGCTGCTGTAGTTTCAAGCGAAATGCCAAGCATTTTTGAGGGCGGGCCTGCAAATTTCATCGCATCGCCAAGCCCTGAAACGTCGGTAGCTGAGTTAATAGCGATTGCGCCAAGAATATCAGCGGCTCTGCCAACGTCTGCCGTAGATAACCCGAAACCGTTCATAACGTTTGCGGTTATTTTTGAAGCCTCTGCGATGCCGATGGTTGCCGCTGATGCAAGGTCGAGAGTTGCGGGCAGAGCGGTCATAATTTCCTGCGTATTAAAACCAGCCTTGCCAAGCTCTGCGGCAGCTTTTGCAACTTCACCAGCAGAAAATACGGTGGACGCGCCAAGTTCACGAATAACTTTTGTTAGTTTATCCATGTCCTCGCCAGAAGCGCCGGTCATAGCACGGGCATTAGAAAGCTCTTGCGTAAAATTAGATATTTCACGCACGGCAAGGGCGGCGGTAGCGGCAGCGAAGGCTTTAACCACCAGCAGAGTATTGTTAATCTGCGATTTATAGCCGTCCCATGTTTTTTGAGATTCTTTTATTTTGTTGTTACTATCTTCAAGTTTCTGCTTTAAAGATTCGATTTCTTCGCCCTGATCGCGAACAGCTTTTTCTGACGCCCTCAAAGCGTTTTCATACTGCATCAAAGCCTGTTTGATTGAATCAATCTGCTTTTGCTTCTGAGAAACAGCAAGGCGGGCTTGACCAAGAGCCATTTTATACTGGTCAAGCGCCCCGCCGACTGAATCAAGTTGCTTTTGCTGAAGCTGAATAACCTTCTGAGCTTCTTTGATTTGCTTAGTTAAGGCTTCATTTTCTTTTGTGGCTTTTTTCGCGCCTTCAGTAACCTTTTTCGCCGCGTTATCATATTGCGCCGCGCCTTGTTGCGCACCGCTGGCATCAATGCCGACTCCAAGATATACTTCAGCCATAAGCCACCGCCTTACTTAGTTTTACGCCCTATCTTGTTTCTACTTTGTTCGATTTCCCGCTGACGTTCTTTGTATTCGAGTAATTCGCAGTTTAACTCTGCTGAGAACGCCATAAGAAAAGACTTGCACCAATCATCGTTAATACCGTAAAACTCGCAATAGGCTTTAACTTCCGAAACGGGGATACATTCTGAATAGCCCCTACTGCCGGACAATTCGCCGTATGCGTTCCAAAACGGCTCGCACACTTGAGGCAACGATGGCGCATTAGCAAGCTTCTCATGCAGTTTCCCCGTTTCGTCAGTGTCTTTTTGAAAGACTTCCCATAATTCGCGGTAGTTTAATCGGTATCGGTAGAACTCTCTGGCTTTCCCAACAGTTCATCGTCCTCTGCGTCTTTGAAATTCTGCATTTCATAGGCCGCGTTAAATACTTCAGAGAAAAAATCAGGCATTTCTTTTGAGAGTTCGATAAATGCCTTTTTGCTGAAAGGAATCTCGACGCAATCAATCTCGACGCCCTTCCAATCGGTGACAACGTGGTCAGCAAATAGCTTAATGTTAATCGCGGTAAGGTCTGCCGGGTCTACGGTGCCCGCCTGAATCTGCTTTGAATAGGGTCTAAGCATCTTTGCCTGAGCAAAAGTGAAGTCTTTATTGGCCGTGCCAGCGCGTTTTACTTTAACTTCAATGCCGTTGCCGATTGAAACGAAAGTGCCTTCTGATTCTTTCTGCTTGTTGGTTCCGAAAAGTTTTTTGATATCCGCCATTTTGATTTCTCCTATGTTTTATTTAAAGCGGGGTATTGCTACCCCGCTCAAGTTCGTTACGCTACGGCGCGGGTGATTTCGATAGTTGCGCCAAGGGTGGTGTCTTTTGACGCCTGCCAAGTGATATTCAGCATAACATCATCTTCATTGTTCGGGCTGAAATGGTCTGCGTCAGTGATTTTAACCGAAGGCATAGAGATTGAATACTTTTCGCCGGTAACCTTGCCGAGAGTTACAGCAAGCTCGCCGCCGGTGCCTGCAAGAAACAAGTCCATCATAGCCTTATTCTGAAAGTAGAAACTTGCAGAACCAGTAACCCTACATCTACTCTGCGAAATCCTGAGCAGGTCTACTGAACCGGCTACGGGTCTACCAGTCAGGCCGTTGTCGATATTGATAGTCATACTCATAAGCTTAGGCAGCGGCGAAGGGCCGAAAGCTTTATCAAGCACGAAAGCGTTAGAGGCGTCGAGAATGGCGGTATCAGTTGCAGAGCCGAAAGAGCCGGTCGGGGCGGTGCCCGTAACGCCATTTTTGCCCGCAAAAGTGAAAGATACGGTTGTTTTGGCTTTTGCGCTGATATTGATTGCCATTGTGTTGACAACCATGCCCTTGTAAAGCTCATATACCGCTGCATCGCCGCCGCCAGTCTGCTTTTTCTGAATGTGAAAAGATTTCTGAGTAACGGCATTTTTGATTACATTAGTTGACCATGTGCTTCTAAGTGCTGACTCGATAAGGGCGTCGAAAGTGCCATAGCTAAATTCTGCATCAAACCCGCCAGAAGCGTCGCCACCAACCATAATTGAATCAGTAACGTTGCCGCTTGGCTCTATTTCTTCACTTTCAACATACTCACGGCCAATTTTCAGAGTTTCGCCCGTGAAGCGAACCGGGGTAAATACTGCCGGTGATGGTAATTCGCCCCATGTGGTTTCGGCCAAAATGCCGATTGTGGTTTCAGAACTGTTCATTTAAAAATCTCCTTTAAAGTAATGAATCCCGCTCAAACGGGGCAAAACAGTTGATTTGATAAAAGCCATTTTCAGTCTGCCCTATTATAACACTGTAGGGCGCGTCGAACCTAATTCCGGGCGTGTTTGCGTTACGAAAAATTGCACAAAATTTATCGGCTAACTCTTTTGCGGGAATTTCGCCAAGGTTTGATTTTGTGTAAATCTTGCAAGAAACAATGCCGGGGTGCCGAAAAACATTAGCGCCGGGTGCGCCTACGCTGATTTGCTGTGCCTCGCCGTTGGTTATGAAAAATCTAACGTGATTAACCTGCTCACCGTTGGCGTCGGTTGGTATGGCCGAATTAACACCGGGCCACAAAATAGGCGTGATATAAACAGCGGGCGAGCCTTGTTTCCAACCCGCATTGAAAATACCGGCTATCGCTTGATATTCTGATTTGTAATTTGTTGGCGCTGTCATTTATTTGCCTTTTGTCGGAGTAATTTTCACGTTTTTGATAGATTTAAAGTATGTTTTAACTTCCTGAATACTTAAACGAACCATGCCGTTCGGCGCTTTAACGCTTGAGTGCCCATCAAACTCAATGCGCAAAACATACGGCATCGCGTTATTAATCCAAACTATCTGCCCGATTTCAAGATTGTTCATTTGCGCAACACCAGATGTGAAAAAGGCTAATTCGTCGGGGGCCATAGAATCGCCCTGATTTGCGCTTGTTTTGCGATTGGCTTCAGTCTTATCTTGCTGACCAACGCTTATCGTCCAAGAGCCGCGCAAAATGCCTTCATCAACGGGTGTTTTTTGCATGATTCGCTTATAAACTTCAAGTGCAACCCATTTCTGAAAAGCCACGAAAGTTTCAGGCAGAATCTTATCTTGAAAAGACTTCATTTCTGCGATAAAACCGTCGATTTTATAGCTTTTCTTTGCCATTAACGCGCCTGCACAACATAAGTCGCGCCTGCCGGGTCTTTTGTAACCGGGCTGACAACCTGATAACGCCGTGAGTCAGTAGAACCCTTCATATAATCGCCAATTTCGGGCACAACAGCCAAGCCTTCGGCAAGTATAATGATTTTGCGGTCTTCCATTTTAACACGCTCGCCGTCGATTTCGTGGTATTTGAAGCGGGTAACAATGGCCTTGCAAGCGGTGACGGTTTCAGTGGTAATTGAAGGTTGCCACGGGTCAGCGCCGGGGGTTACAGTTTTCTTAATGATAGAAAAATCGAGAAAAATACCCTGTAAGGCATTTCCAACGATTGATTTTATGCCACCGTCTAACAAGCCCATGATTAGCCGCCTAACTCAATGTCATAAGATGCAAGCCCATCTGCACTTGCGCCCGCGATTAAATCAACTAGAAGCCCATCAATGGCCGTGAATGAAGTGGTCGAGCTTGCGCCTTCTGAGTATTCGACTTCGACGGTATCGGCTTTAACTCTTTTGATTTTGCCGCCCCGATCGAGATCAGGCATCATACTGTTAGGGCTTGCAAGCTCTCGCAATGCGGCTTCACAAACGGCTTTTTTCAGCGCAGTCGGTATGGTATCATCGGCTATTTCAACATCGCCAACCCATACGCCTTGACGCGGCCATTCAAGCTCTTGTGTGCCGTATTCCGTCTGCGAGCCTTCCCATTGGCCTTTGTATATTGAATCAACTGCCTGAGTTGCGCGAATGATTGCGTATTGCTTTTCGGAAGGGTCGCCCGCCGCCCATGCGGAATTGCCGCGCAATGCGTGATAGTTTTCGGCGTAATCGTATGTAATGTAAGAATTAGCATCAGCAACGATTGAGCCGTCCTCAACGATTAATAAATCAGGCGATACAGGCATTTTACGCTCCCTTAAAGCAAAAGAAAGGGGCTGGCCGATTGCTCAACCAGCCCCGGCTTTGTTAGTATTCAGCAGGCCGTCTGCCGCGCCTTGCCGGTCTTTCTTCGGGCTGTTCTTCAGCAACCGGAAGCGGCATGGCTTCGTCAGGGTTTGCAACGGGTTCAGGCGCCTTTTCTACGACTGCTTCAGAAAGCGGTTTTGCAACCACAACCGGAGCGGCGGCAGTGACAGGCTCTTTTGACCATTTGCTATTCGGCAAGCTGAGCGCAGCAACGGCATCAAGAGCCGGGAATACCTTAGTCGCGCCGGTCACTTTGTTAAACAGAGTGATATAAGGGCGATAAGAGCCGGGTTTATCCGCCTTGCTGACACGTTCCTTGATTTCATCAACAACTTTCATGCGTTACCCCTTATTTCAGCGGCACAAGATGACATTCGTAGTTCAGCGAGGTATCAGGCGATACATCGGTAATGGTGGCATATACGCGCACGTAAGGCTTAACAACGCCGTTGATAACATTGGTGAACGGCAGTTCATAAGTGCCAACGCCCACATCGGTATCGCCAACAAGCTGACCAGCATCGCCAAGCTCAAGCACTGCAACATTGTAAATGTCGCCTGCGAAGTTGTCGTCAGAAACCTGAATATTGATAACCTGTTTTTCGCCGGTGCCGGTGCCTGCGGCAGTTACGTTTACAATAGCTTTTGCATCGGTGCGAGCTTCGCCAAGGTCGATAACTTTTGCAGAACCGCCAACGGTGCCAGCGGCAGAAGCGGTAATAGCGCCTGCATCTTTCAGAATGCGGAGATCATCGAGAGTGCCGAGGTGAATATTTCTTGACATTTTTAAATCTTGCTCCTTAAAGGGTTAAAAGGGCGGGGGATTAACCCCGCCCGGTGAGGTTAAGCTACAACAGCGCCGTCGATGATGTCCATCAGGCGGGCAGCACAGCGGCCATGTTTCAGACAAATGCTGATATACCATTCAACGCGGGTGCGATAAACAGGCTTGCTGTCGATTTCGCCGAGGTCGCGCACTTCCATGTCGCTGTTCTGAATAGCAGTGAAGCCTTCTTCGCCAACGCTTACAACGTAGATGCTGGTGCAGTCAGTACTAGCGCCGTCAGATGAGGTTTCGGTGAACGGCAGAACAAGGTCGCGGCCTGAAGCATCTTCAAGCGGGATAATCGGCAGGTCGCCATACATCATAACCTGCTTACCAAATTCATTCGGTGCCCACTGAATGTTACCGCCAACCGAAGTATTGCGGGCGGCCTGAGAAAGGCGGCTGTGCATCTTTTTGTTGACGAAAATGTGGGTCGGATTGTAAACGGCATTGATAGCATCGTCGAGTTTGGCAAGGCTGAGAACTTCGCCACCTGCAGGAGAGTTAGCACGCTTGTTGCTGATTACCTGATCGCCGGTAAGTCTGCGCTGAAGTCCATCAGGTTCTTTCGGGTTGGTCGAAGAATCGCCCTTGAAGGTAACGCGCTGAAAATCGTTAGCAACGGCTTTGATTTTCATGTTTTCGTGAATCGAGCGGGCTTCTTCGCCTTCGGTCTTAACGATAAAAACGTCTACGTCAAGATCGCCGCCAGAGATGTGCAGGGGTTCGACCTGCGGGTTGATGACGCCAGTTGATTCGTCGAATGAACCGTTAACGCCACGGAAAGCAACGCCGGGAAGCTCGCCTTCCTGATTGTATTTGTATGCAGAGCCGTTAATGGTTTTGAACGGCAGAATCTGCATGA